AAAGAACTTTCCTACTACCTTCTTCGACTGTTACGATGTAAGGTAATTTTATTCCTGTTGGTTCACCATCTGCTCCAACGTCTTCGAAACCTTCTAAGTCTAAATTTACATGACACTCTAACAAAGTATAAACAGGATCGTTTTTTCCTGTTTTCTTTGTACCTTCTAGTTCACGTTCTTTTTTATTTAATTCATCATTTATATTATTGCCCGGAGGACCTAACTCAACGTCAGTATAAAAACCATTAACTTGTTGTTTTCGTAATTCGTTTTCTGAAATTTTTACAACATGAATAATCGCTTCCGCATCATCTAATGAGGTAGCTGTATACGGAACGATTAATTCATCTGCTGGTACAAACTTAG